AATATCTTCTCGATCATCAGGATGGTCATGGGGAGTTTGTAGAGGGCGTCTGGGTTTCGGCAAAGTCGATTCCTGGACGTGCTTTTTATTTTGAGACTTATTTACCAGAATATGCGGCAATGTATGATAAATTGCCAATTAGTGCATTTTTATCTCGTCCAGAATTACCTGATCCTGATATGAATTTACCAAATTTACAATTCTGGAATTGTATGGATTATGGTGTAGTGAGTATTGACAAAAAATTTATTGGTAGTATGGATTTTGAATGTTATACTCGTGATTATGGCACTCAAAAGGGCACTTATGTCTGCACCATTGACAATTATCACCATGATCCAGACTACGTAGACTGGGCAACAAGTGAAAATCCTGCAGAACACAAATCTCACAACCTTATTGAACTCAATAATGGTCAGTATGCACTTTATCCAAACAATAGATTACGCATTTTCGACAATAGTCTGACACCAATGGAACCAAAAATGCCAGATTTTAAGGTTTCTACTCAGTATTATCAAGTTGAAAATGGGTTTGACAGACTTGGAATGGGTCGTGAGGATGAATATTTTTGGAAAACATCAAAGGAAAGACAAAAGGAGGAAAAAAATGGAACCGAATCATGATTTTTTAGATAATTTAGCAAATCATCAGCATCAAAAATTGATCCGTGAAGTAACTGGAGACTACAAAAATACTGATGAAGATGAAAAACCGCAGAATTTAGCAGAAAACAGTAACCTTTGATAATAAGGCATAAATAAATTTAGAAAACTCTAGTTAAAATGACAAATCGGAGGATATCTAGAGCATTTAAAGATATTAGTTTATCATTTGAACCACATCCTATTACAAAAGATCTGCCAGTACTCAGAAATGAGTCTGCTATTCGCAGATCTGTGAGAAATATTGTTCAAACGATTCCTACTGAAAAGTTTTTTAACTCACTATTTGGATCTGATATAAGGAGAAGTCTTTTTGAATTTGTCGATTTTGGTACTGCATCAGTAATTAGTGATCAAATTCAAACATCAATTGAAAATTTTGAGCCTAGAATAGATAATTTACAGGTTGAGGTTTTTCCTAGACCAGATCGTAACGAATTTGAAGTAACTGTTATATTTGATATTATTGGGCAAGAGTTTCCGACACAAGAATATTCATTCCTATTAGAGGCAACAAGATAATATGCCTTTTACAAAGTTTACAAATCTAGATTTTGACCAGATAAAAGAATCTATCAAAGACTATCTTCGTGCAAATTCTGATTTCACGGGATTTGACTTTGAAGGTTCCAATTTTTCTGTATTAATTGATACTTTAGCATACAATACTTATATTACAGCATTTAATTCAAACATGATTGTGAATGAATCCTTTTTGGATTCTGCCACTCTCCGTGAAAATGTAGTTTCTCTTGCCAGAAATATTGGATATGTTCCAAAGTCCAGAAATTCTGCAAAGGCAACGGTTTCCTTTACAGTAGATGTATATGGAACATCTACACCTACAATGATCCTTAAGAAAGGTTTGGTATGTGTAGGAGATGTAAGTGATTCGTCCTATGTATTTTCCATTTTAGAGGATATACAAGCATCTGCAGAGGATATTAGTTTTGATAGTGGTGGTAATACTATTAGTGCAAGAAGAGCAATATTTAATGATGTAGAAATTAGTCAAGGTACATTTTTAACCAAACAATTTGTTTTTGACGGGTCACTTGACCAGAGATTTATTTTAAATAATTCATATATTGATACTTCATCAATAAAAGTTTATGTTAAAAAAGAAAATGAGATTGGTCTGGGTATAGAATACAAGTTAGTTGATGATATTATCAATGTAAATAAAGACTCTCTAATTTACTTGATACAAGAAATTCAAGATGAAAAGTACGAACTTTTATTCGGTGATGGTTTAATTGGAAGAAAATTACAATCTGGAGAGATAATAACAGTAAATTACATTACTACAGATGGAAAGAATGGTAACGGAGCATCCTCATTCTCTTTCTCAGGAGTAATAACTGATGATAATGATAGTTTTCTTACAACTCAACCTTTTACAGTAACAACAGTATCTTCCTCTCAAAGCGGATCTGATATTGAGACATTAGAATCAATTAAATATTATGCTCCAAGAATTTATGCCGCCCAAAATAGAGCAGTCACTGGTCGTGACTATGAGGCAATTATTAAAAAAGTATATCCAGATACAGAATCAGTATCAATTGTTGGTGGAGAAGAATTGGATCCACCCGAATTTGGAACAGTGCAAATATCGATTAAACCAAAGAACGGAAATTTTGTTTCGGACTTTAACAAATCGAGAATATTATCACAATTAAAACAATATTCTATTTCTGGAATCAATCAAAAAATTGTCGATCTAAAAATTCTTTATGTCGAATTAGATTCGTATATTTACTATGATGATTCCAAAGTAACAACTGCAAAAAATTTAAAGGCAAAAGTATCAAATTCATTAACTAACTATGCCAATTCTTTAGATGTCAATAGATTTGGGGGAAGATTTAGATATAGTAAGTTATTGAGAACTATAGACAGTACAGATAGTGCCATAACATCAAACATTACAAGAGTAAAAATAAGAAGGAATTTAGTTGCATTATTAAATCAATTTGCTCAATATGAACTTTGCTTTGGAAATCAATTTCACGTAAATGAGAATGGATTTAATATTAAATCTACTGGTTTTAAAATTGCATCTGAACCAGACACTGTTTATTTGACAGATGTTCCAAATTCAGATATGAAAACAGGAACATTATCTGTTGTTAAAAATTTAAGTAATGGTTCGGTAAGAGTTGTTTCAAAATCTGCTGGAATTGTGGATTATGTGAAAGGAGAAATTAATTTATCGACAATTAATATAGTATCAACATCAAAACCAAATAATATTATTGAGGTTCAGGCATTCCCAGAATCTAATGATGTTGTTGGTCTAAAAGACCTTTATTTAAATTTAGATATTTCCAAAAGCAAAATAAATATGATAAAGGATGTTATTTCTTCTGGTGATGAAATTTCTGGAACAGTGTTTACCAGAGATTATTATACGTCAAGTTATTCAAACGGAAATTTAATTAGAGAGTAATATGATACAAACTGGATTTGAATCTAGAGTAAAGATTCAAGATATTATTGCAAATCAATTACCCGATTTTATTTTGGATGAAAGTCCAAAAACAGTTGATTTTTTAAAGCAATATTATATCTCCCAAGAGTACCAGGGTGGTCCAGTTGATATTGCAGAAAATCTCGACCAATATATTAAATTAGATAATTTAACTCCAGAAGTAGTAGTAGGTAGTACAACTCTTGTTTCTGCAATAGATTCTGATGATGATATAATTAATGTTTCCAGTACTAAAGGATTTCCCAATCAATACGGTTTATTAAAAATTGATGATGAGATCATTAGTTATACTGGATTAACAACAAATACTTTTACGGGTTGTATTCGTGGATTTAGTGGTATTACAAGTTATCATTCGGATCTAAACCAAGAAGAATTAGTATTCACACAATCAGTGTCTGCAGCACATGATGCTAATTCAAAAATTCAAAATTTAAGTTCACTATTTTTAAAAGAATTTTATAAGAAATTAAAATATACCTTTGCTCCAGGATTTGAAGAAAGAGTTTTTGATTCAAATTTAAATGTTGGCAATTTTATTAAAGAGGCAAGATCTTTTTATGAGTCTAAAGGAACTGATGAATCGTTTAGAATTTTATTCAATGTTTTATATGGAGAAACTCCCAAGATAATTAATTTAGAAGATCAATTAATAAAACCATCTGATGCAGAATTTATCAGAAGAGAAATTGTAATTTCCGAGGCAATATCTGGAAATCCCCTAAAATTAGTTGGTCAAACTATATTTAAAACCAATGACACTTCTACAAAAGCATCAATATCCTCAGTAGAACCTTTTACAAGAAAAGGAATTCAATATTTTAAAATATCTTTATTTGTTGGGTATGAAGACAATACCTCTATTGAGGGTACTTTTACAATCACTCCAAGTACAAAATGCTTGGAAACTGTGGAAGTAGGTTCATCTATCATTTCAGTAGATTCAACTATTGGTTTTGATAAGAGTGGCACAATTAGATCTGGAAATAATTTAATATCTTACACTGATAAAAGTGTTAATCAGTTTTTGAATTGTTCTGGGATAACGGAACAGATTTTACCGACAGATAATATTATTTCAACAACAGGAACATATTTTGGATATGAGGATGGTGATCTGTCCAAGAAAGTTGAGTTGCGGTTAACAGGAGTATTATCCAACTTTGTTCAAAAATCGGAATTTGTTTCTGTTGATGAGGGACAAATTTTAACAGTAAAACATCTTGGTGATAATATTAAAAATCCAGAGCAAAACAAAACATATAAAGAAATTTTTGCAAATTCTTGGATTTATAACACTAGTTCTTCTATTCAAATCGAATCAATATCTGGATCTACTGTTGTTTTAAGAACAACTGTTGATAGATCGCAATTAAAAAAGGGAGATTTGATAGAAATTATCGATAATTCTACAAATCAAGTTGTATATCCAACACTTATTACAGATATACCATATGTTGATACTGAAATTTCTGTAAATTCTACGACAATATCATTGTCAAATTTTAATTTTGTTTCAGATTCGGAAAAAACATACTCTTTAAGAAGAAAATTAAACAAGTCTAAAAGTACCTCAGTTCCTTTTAAATATGGAAATAACACTGTAATTTCAGATGTTCAAAATTTATATACTGATGGAAACTATGCTTATGTAGCTTCCAATTCACTTCCATCATATGGAAATGGATTTACCAATTTTTACAATTATGAATTAACGAAATCTTTAAATCAAGCAAATATTACTCCAGGATCTGGCAGTTTAATCGATCAAGATCCCTCAACAAATTTATATACAACAATTTCTTTTGATAATCCTGTTCCATTTGTGACAGGAGAAAGAATTTTTTATGAACCTGCTTCTAGTCCATTAGTAGGATTAGAGACTGGTTCATACTATGTGGAAGTGTTATCGAATCCAAAAAATATAAAATTATACACTTCTTCTTCATTTGTAGGTGACGATGATAATTCTTTAAGATTTTCTTCTCCAATTTCTGGAATCGGGACACATAAATTTACTCTTTATTCCCAAAAATCCCAACAAATCGATTCTTCAAAAATATTAAAGAAATTTTCTTTATCTCCAAATATTAAAAGTGGAGTTTCTGAAAAAACTATTCCAGGATCAACTGGAATGCTAATCAATGGGGTTGAAATTTATAACTACAAGACATATAATAAAATTTATTATGGTCCGATCGAGTCTGTACAAGTACTGAATGGTGGAAAGGGATATGACGTAATTAATCCACCAAAAATAGAAGTATCGTCCAGTTCTGGAACTACTGCTCTGATTCAACCAGTTTTATCTGGAACAATAACTGATATATTCGTTGATTCTCAGAATTTTAATATAGATCAAGTTCTGTCATTAAATGTAACTGGAGGAAATATTGTTGGAGGAAAATTCGAACCAGTTTTAGTGAGAAGAAGGAGAGAAGTCTTTTTTGATGGAAGGCCAACTAGTAATGGTGGTGGTATAAGTACAACAACTTCACAACTGACATTTTTGTCTGATCACAATTTAAGTAATGGGGAAGAAATAATTTATAGAAATAATGGAAATTCTAATATAAGTATTGGTATCGGATTATCATCTTTAATTGACAATTCATCTTATTATGTGAAGGTAGACAATAATCAAACTATAAAACTTTTTAATAATTTTGAGGACTATTCTTCTGGTATAAACACTATTGGATTTGCATCCACCAGTCTTAGTGGCATTCATAAATTTTTAGTCGGAGATATTCAAAATACAATTTCTGAAATAAAAATTATTAATGGGGGAACTTTAATAAATAAAAAACTTTTAGTTAAACCCTCAGGAATATCTACAGCAAATCATACTGTTATTTTTAATAATCATGGATTTTTAAATGGAGATATTATTGAATATTCTTCTGTTGTTGGATTGGGATCGACTCAACCTCAAACAATTGTTGGTTTGACAACAACAAATCAATATTATGTTTTAAAAGTTAATAATGATTCGTTTAGGTTATGTGATGCTGGGATTGGTGGGACAATTTCTTCCAATTTTAATGAAAAAAATATTGTAAAATTTTCAACACAAGGAACTGGATATCAACAATTTAAATACCCAGATATACAAGTTTCTATAGAATTCAGTTCAGTTGGAGTTGGAACAACAACACAAACGCAAAATATAATTGCAACACCAGTGGTTAAAGGATCAATAGTAGATCTTCAACTGTATGAAGCTGGATCTGGATATGGATCATCAGTATTGAATGTCGAAAGAAAGCCCACTTTTACTATAAAAACCGGAAAAGAAGGACAGGTCGAGCCCATCATTGTTAACGGACAAGTTTCTGATGTAAATTTACAATTTGGTGGATTTGAGTATTTTTCAAATCCAGAATTAAAAGTCGTTGATCCTACTGGATCTGGTACAGGAGCAAAGTTGAGATCCATTATTTCTAATGGAAAAATCATTGATGTAAAGATTATTCAACCAGGAATAGGATATTCGACTTCAAGTAGGATTGATGTAGTTCCTAGTGGATCTGGGGCAATATTTGATTCCAGTATCAGATCATTGACTATTAATGAAGTTGAAAAGATTTCACCAAAACAATATGAAATCTTTAGAGATAATGATAATCAATTGCAATATTTTGTTTCAGGATACTATGAAGATTTGAGAAATTCTTTCCAAGAAAATGAAAGTGTTTTGTCGAAAATAATTGGATGGGCATATGACGGAAATCCAATTTATGGATCTTATGGGTTGATTGATCCTAATGATATAAATTCTGGAATTAAAACTTTAGCATCTGGATATACAAAAAATTCCTCTAATGTTGAAGATAGACCTTCTCTATCAGATTTTCCTCTTGGATTTTTTGTAGAAGATTACAAATATGATGGTAATGGAGATCTTGACAAGAATAATGGAAGATTTTCCAAAACACCAGATTTTCCAAATGGAGTATATGCATATTATGCAACTATAGATTCTGCAAC